GGTACTCTATGGTTGCCGCCAAGAGAAAGGCGATCACGGAAATGCCCAAACAATAATATAACTACAATAAATGACAAAACAAACAAGAAAGAATGCCGCAACAAATGCTTCGGCAAAGTCTCTCATTACTCTTCTGTCATTGGCTGAACAGCACCACGGGCAGCACCAGTAGCAAAGTCTTGAATCGCATCACGACCCCAATCGATGCCAAACTTCTTACCAATCCTGATAGCCTCTTGAATCTTATCTTGGTCAAAAGTGCCATTCTTCTGCTGAAGTGCCGAGAACACTTTTACTGCATCAGTAGGGTTTAGCAATAAGGTCTTGAGCTTCTCTTCTGTTGCTGCTGATGCCTTGTTTGCCCAGAACTTACTCATCAATGAGCTAATGGCATAGAAAGGCCCAGAAACGGGATTTGTAAAGCGTGAGATAACTTGCTCTGGAGGAATGCCAACAACGCTCTCAAAGGGTGTTTTAGGTACTGTTTCAACCTTAAACGGCACATTGGTCAAGTCTCTGTTAAGTCTGCCAGAAACCAAAGCAAAGTCTTGCACTTTCTGTGCGTATGTTGGGCCAAAAACCCTGTTAAACACAGCCGCTTTTGTTCTGTCATTCAATGTTGCAACTGGATCACCCGCACGAACAATGTCATCCAACATGAAAGATCGAGCCGCATTTACTGCATCTTTATTCGCTCCATACTGTTGCATGAACTTATTAGTGAAGTTCACATCAGAATACATCTTAGAGACCAACTCTTGTGGACTCTTAAAGCCACCAGAACTTACGATTTGCTCACCCGCAACCTTCTTAAATGCGGAATCCAAACGATTACGTTCTGCTATCAGGGCAGTAACATTGTTTGAAGCAGTACGAAGCTCATCCTCTAAGCCTGGCACTAAGGACATACCGCCTTGATTCTTAGCTAACCATTTATTAGCCGCTTTGGGGTCTATAACATCGTTCTTAAGAGCCGCACGACTAAAACTGTCGTAGAAAGCATCCCTAGCAACACGAACACCCTCTTCGCCTGTAGCTTTAATAAAGTCATCAACATTAGACTTGTTACCAATAATTGCAGGAGCAATTTGCTCAACAAACTTCTTGCGGTCAACAGCCTTCAATGTTTCAGAATTAAATGGCAGACCAACCTTCTGGAAGTAAGAGGCATCAGCATTGCGATAAGCCTGAACAAAGTCAGGATCAAGGTTATCAATGTGTCCACCAACACGAGCTTTCAATTCAGACAATAAACGAATATCAGCGGGTTCGCTTGTTTTACGCAATTGCTTATTGATTTCACGTTTTAGTGAGTCCAAATCTTCTACTGTAGCGGCAGAGAACTTGATTCCGCCCTCGGTCATTGGCTTGCCTTCTGCGGTCAGAATAGGGCTTGGTGCTACTTCTGAAGGACGGAACTTTGCACGAACACGATTGTAGATAGATGGGAAAGTCTTAAAGATGTCAGATGCTTGCTCACCAGCAACAAAGTTGAAGATGTCATCTACAGAGTTGGCAGGTAATTCAACATTCTTCTGTTTAGCAATGTCAAAAGCCTCTGTATAAAGTGGCTTAACCAACTGATAGGCCGCATCTTCTTTGGCGGCAACAAGTGTAGAAACACGTTGACCAAACACATTGGGGTCAAGAGTTGCGTCTTTGTAAGTATCTGCAATCTGCTCATCAATAGTGCGAGTTCTACGGGCTTGTGGTTTAGCCAAATCAAGCGGAGAGATATTTACTTTAACTTTAGATGGGTCACCAAATAAACGAACCTGACTAGCAGCCAAAGCCTGTTTAGCTTGCTCAAACTGATTGCCATACTGCGCTCTAAATACAGGGTCTTTAGCCGACAAACTTTGAATCAGCTGGTTAACAACAGGATTGTCTGCCAACAAAGAACTTACGGGCATTTGTATTGGTGTGCCACCCGCTGTCTTTAAAGAAAGGTTTTGTTGTGCTTTGGCGGCTTTTGTAATCGTATCCATAAAGGTAGGATCGGCAGCACCTGCGGCAATAAAGATATTGCTGATTCGGTTGTCTACATCTTTAAGCAACTCATCTTCAGGGACAGTTCCACGAACCTTAGACCATTGATTTCGAGCAACATCAAAACCTTTGTTGACAACAGGCCCAGCTTTAAGCAAATTGCCCAATGTGTAAGCTCCACCACCGCCACCAACAATACTACCAACAACCCGACCAGTAGTGGGAGCACCAAACTTCTCACCTGCGGCTTCACCTACTTGACCACCCGCTTCGGCAGTAGAGCCAATAACTTGTTGTTCAGCAGGACGCATTATTGTTTGACCAAACAAACCCATGCGTTTTGTAGCCGCTAATGCTGGAAATAGATAACTTTCTGGGGAAGTAACGGCCTCTGTTCCTTGACCAATAATCTTTTGAAAACCACCTTGAGGTTCAACACCAGTAGTCCCCAAAGATTCCATCACACTCTTAAAAACAGGCTCACGACCTGCTCTAAAGGTTTCTACAATCCCACCAGTGGTAGGTGCAGGAGCAACAGTACCGCCAGAGGCTCTCATGCCCATAGTGAGAGGATTTATACCTGTTCGCTCTAATGCAGAAAAGAGCAAGTTTGAAAGACCAGAAGTAGTGCCAACACTACTTGCCAAACCTTTTCGAGCAGACTCAGCAATTACAGCACCCATAGAAGGCGTTGCTTTACCAGATAACTCCTCTAGTTCAGCATCTGTTAAAGGTGTATCGCTTTGATACCGCTTACCATCAATTTCGTAAACCGCCATGATGTATCCTTATTCTTCAACAACAGTAACAACTTTACCGCTTTTTAATGTTCTAGTATTTGTTTTCTTGCCTTCTGGTGCAGTAGCTAATTCAGGAAATGACAAGGCCATATTTACTGCTTCAACAGGGTATCCTGCGGCTATAGCAATCTTGCGTTGACGCTCCAATTCGGCATTTGCTTTGTTTGTATTTACCTTCTTGATGGTCTGCATTGCTTTCTGCATTTTTTCCATCGTATCTCTAGTGGGTGTAGATGATGCTAATGTAGATAAATAATCTGCTGCACCACCAATTAAAGCAGGATCAGCACCAGCCGCCTTCAACTCTTTTTGGCTTAAATCACCTGCACCTGCAATAGCCTTTGCAAATTGAGTCTGAGCCGCACGATAAGAAGCAAAGTTATCTGTTTTGATAGCATCTCCAATATTAGCCAAAGCATTGTCTACTTGGAAAATAGCATTTAAAGGTTTCTCAATGGTTTGCTGAACATTTCTAGTAAATGCAGGAATATCAACAAGAGCCTTTTCACCTGGCAAGACTAATTTAGAAGCGCCTTCTTTAGCCTTTTTAACTCCACGTTCTTCTAATAATGTATCAATTACAGCCGCTTCTGCTTGGGTCAATTCATCAAAGTTTTTACCAAATCTTGCTTTGGAAACTCTATCAGCTTCAGGGCCATAACTAGTTTTAGTAGGTTTTTCTGTTTTTTCGTATAAGACTAAATCTGCGGGTAATCCAGTTCTTTGATACTCTGCAAGACTTGCAGGGGTATATTTACCTGATTCCACTAATTTTTGGAATGGATCGGCTTGGACTCGCTCACGACGAGCTGCTGCATCAGACGCTCTAGCTGCGGCTAAACGCTGTTGTGCTTGAGCCATTTCGCTCTGTGCTTGACGAGCATATTGAGCCAAAGCCATAGCGCCTTGTTGGTCACCAGCTTGTGCCAACATCTGAGCGCCTTTTAAGATTGACTCAGGATCAGACTGGTCTATCTGTTGAGCAATAGTGTTTCTAGCACTAATCAACTTTAGTTGGGGGTCTTGAATGCCCATAGCACCGCCAATAGCATCTCCTAGACCTCTAGCTCCCGCATAGGTCATTGCTGCACCACGAGCCGCAGGGTCTAGTTGAGCAAGGGTAATACCTTCTTGCAAGGCACTTCTACGCTGTTGCTCACCATACATTTGTGGGTTTAAACCAAATAGACCCGCTACGATATTTTCTGCCATGATAAATCCTTACAAGAATAATCCAAGGTCTTGATTACCATAAGCTAAACCAGTTCCAAAACCAGAAGAGCCTAATCCAGTTCGACCAAATGTTGATTGGAGTCCTGACAAGCCTCCTGAAATTAAGCCACCAACTCCTTGGCTAAACGCATCAGAAGAGCCTAGTCCACCCAAAAGTGTTGAGTAAGGGTTAGTTGTTGCCGCAGGGCCAGTAGCCAATCGAGTACTAAACTCAGCACCTGACAATCCTAAACGACCAACATTAGCACCTGCTTGAGCCGCTTGTTGACCAAGTTGTGCGCCTAACATCAAAGGTTGTTGTGCTGCGGTTTCAAGACCTTGAACTTGTCCCAAAGCAGTCGTGTAAGGAGCGTAGGCGGCTTGTTGACCACCATAATATTGACCCATAGCTTGTGAGCCTTGACCTAATAGACCCGCACCAAACAATACATTCTGCTGACCATACTGTTGAGCATTAGCCGCCAATTGAGCTTCTTGTTGCGCTCTAGCATTAAACAGAGCTTGCAGTTCAGGAGTAGTAGCACCCAAAGTACCACCTTGAGCAACAGATAAACCGCCACGACCTTGTTGTTGAAGTCTGTTTTGCAAGTTAGCAAGTTCTAGTTCTCTGCCTGGTTGCAACAAAGCCATCTGACTCTTTAAGTAATTTTCTGCAACAGTTTCAGGCTTTTCAGCAAGATAACCTTGACCAAGTTTAAACAAACTCTGAGCGCCTGTTTGAAGTGGTTCAAAGGCTTTCTGAGCACCTTCTGCTTGTTGCAAACCAGACTCAGCCAACTTAACCAAGCGATCTTGAGCATTCTTGGCTTCAGGGCTTAGCGTGTATCCTGCGCTTGTCAATTGACCTGTTACTGGATCGACTTGGAATTGTGAAGTGCCAAATCGAGTAGTCATGCCAACAGGTCTGAAAGCAGCCGCTTGTTTAGCAGCAGCAGTCTCAGTATCAATCATCTGTTGCGCTTTTTGAGCCGCTTCTTTAGAAGTTTGTTGTTGGAGAAGACCACCACCCGTTGTTGTAAGACTTTTTAACAAAGCAGCAATTTGTGCGGCTGTTAAACCAGAAGAAAGTAGAGTCGGGATAAGTGTAGGCGGGATTACTGGAGTAATGGGAGTTACAGGTGTAACGGGAGTTATAGGTGTAATTGGAGTTACAGGTGTAACGGGAGTTACTGGAGTTACTGGAGTAATTGGAGTAACGGGAGTAACGGGAGTTGTCGGAGTAACGGGAGTTACTGGTGTTGTTGGAGTAACGGGTGTGTATGGCGTAATAGGCACTCCACCAGTTGTAAGTAATCCAGCAGTTAAAGTTCCAGCAGTCAACCCACCAAGCTGTTCAGCAAGTGTCAATGCACCTAAAGTTCCACCAGAACCACCAAGAGACATATCAAGTTGTGTCAACTCAGATAAAGTCAATCCTGTACCGCCAATAGTGCCTGTTCCACTACCACCTGTAAGGTTTGTCAATGTGCTAGTTAAAGCACCTGTAGACAAAGCATTGGCAAGAGATGTAGCACCCGCAGTACCACCAGCACCACCAAGAGCTAAATCGAGTTGGGCAAGTTCAGCCATTGTTAAGCCAGTACTGCCAACAGTTCCTGCCGCACCTGTAGCTGCTCCACCGCCACCAAACAGACTCTGAAATCCACCACCTAGTCCACCAAATAATAGGGCAGAACCAAGTGCAAACTCTGTTAGACCGCTTTTGACTTCTTGTTGCGTACCAGTACGAGCAAGAGTTCCATCAGGGTTATATTGGTTATATCCACCACCAGTTTGATTTTCACCAACTTTGTAGGTATAAACATTCTCAAGACCACCAATCTGCTGATCTTCACCAGAGCCAATTACTTGATACTGAGGTTGAACAATGGTGTCACCAAGGGTTACTGTTTGATTTGGAGGAATAACAGCCGCCACACGAGCCGCTACTTGTCCAACAGGCAAGCCAACAGCACTAGCCATTTGAGCAGGAGAGACTCCATAAGTCTCCATAGCCGTGACGATCTGGGCATCACTAATGCCTGGATTAGAGGTCAGAAAACTGACAATTTGTTCGCTAGTTACAGCCATGATTGCTCCTTATTTATCTTAGGCTTGCGTTAGAGGATATTGAGTCATTAGCTCAAACGCTTGCTCTGGTGTAATGTCTTGTGATGCAACAGAGTCAACATCACTTCCATCCCGAATTGCATGAATGCAACAAAAAACAGTGTTTTGCTCTTTGGCAATAAACTGATGCACAACACCTTTTGGTGTCACGATTAAATGAGGGGCAGTAAAGTCTTGCTCACCATTATCGTGTTTCATCGTCACAGAGCCAGCAGCTAACAAAGTAATGTGGTCAAACACATGGGCATGACCTTCATGGGTGTCGCCAACATTAAGAAATTGGTGCATCTTGACAAACACATTGTCAACAAGTTTTAAATCTGTTACTGGATTAGACACGAGTTACTCCAACATTGCTTTGTTCTTGAAGTAACGCTGTGGCTATTATTTTTGCTTGAAGAACCTCGTTGTCGTAAATTGCTCTTTCTTCGTCTGTCATTTGACGAATATGCCAAACATCTTTGACAATGCCGTTGTCCCACTCATAGGTAACACCAGCAAGCACTTCATATTCAGCAACAACAGGTTGCTCAACTCGCTCAAAATTGGCAAACTCTTGTGGCAAATTGTTGACATCGATATTAGGAAATGCCGTTAAAAAGTTAGCTTCTGTAATTGGGTGTTCGTATGGTTGACCATTACGAATTTGAATAAATAATTTCATTAAACATCACCTGTATTGGTTGATGGGTATGCTCTACCAGTACCCCAAATAATGCGAACTGCGCCTACACCGCCAACAGCACCAAATCCTCTAACATTTGGCCCATTTTGACCACAACCACCGCCACCGCCACCGCCATAAGCACCGCCAGCAGCACCATCATTACCACCTATCGTAGTTCCATTAGCCCCACCAGAACCACCACCACCACCTGCGGCACTTGTAGCACCACCAGAACCACTAGAACCTGCTCCCAAAATACCTACACCACCACCACCGCCTCCGCCTACACTTGTAGCAGTAGATGGTGCGCCAGCACCTGCTCCACCTCCAGCACCATTTCCAGATGGAGGGGAAGTAGTTGAAGTTCCACCATTACCACTATATCCAGCAGCACCGCCTCCACCCCTACCAAAACCACTTGCGCCTGACCCAGTTCCAGCAGAATTACCGCCATTGTATGAAGCAGTTCCACCACTATTAGAATATCCACCACTAGCACCGCCACCAATACCACCACCACTACCAGTTGAAAAATTACCACCAGTTCCTCGTGCGGCAACTAAAGCGGCTCCAGTTCCAGTAAATTTACTGTCGCCTCCATCACCGCCTCTATATGTTGAATTGGTAATGCCACCTGCTGTACCAGCAGCACCTACAATAACTGTGTAACTATCTCCTGCTGTTACAGATAAAGTATCTTTATAAGTTAAGCCGCCACCGCCACCGCCTTGTCCACTAAGGAAACCGCCTTTTGGGTCATTATAAGTACCCATTCCTCCACCACCACCGCCAACACATAAAACGGATATGCTTGTCACTCCAGTAGGAATAACAAAGGTGTAAGTACCAGCAGTTGTATACGCTTGCTGCCCCGCAGATGCGCCAAACGACCTTTGGTTTTGAAAGACAGCTTGTAAAGCACCACTCATGTCAAACCACTCCCACTAATGAGCCATGTTGTTGAAGTCATCTTTATTGCTGTAGCAGAGCCATATTGAGCCAGACTGCGTGAGCCTGTAGTACCAGCAGAACTCAAATACATAGTGTCTGAAGTGATTGCAATAGTCACAACCTGAGAAGTCATGTTAAGGAATGTAATTGCTGTTCCAATAGGATAAGCCACAGAACTGTTTGCAGGGATTGTGTATGTCCTTGCATTAGCATCACCAGATGGGTGAAAGATGTGTTTACCAGCATCAGCCAAAACTAATGTGTAATCTGCACTTTGACTGTTCTGTGGGATGTTTTTAAATCCGACTTCATTTGTTCCATCAACTGTGCAATTGCTTAATGTTCCGCTTGTTGGTGTTCCAAGAACAGGAGTTACTAAAGTTGGGCTAGTGGCAAATACCAAAGCACCAGAGCCTGTTTCATCTGTTACAGCAGACGCAAGATTTGCTGATGATGGAGTGCCAAGAAAAGTAGCAACATTAGTTCCAAGACCTGATACGCCAGTAGATATTGGAAGACCTGTAGCATTGGTTAAAGTACCACTTGCGGGTGTTCCTAACTGTGGAGTAGTCAGTACAGGGCTTGTCAGGGTCTTGTTTGTCAGAGTCTCTGTGCCTGTTAAGGTAGCAAAACCAGAGGCAGTAAAAGCTGCTTGAGTCCAAGCCGATCCTGTCCACACATAAAGTGTTGATACTGTTGAATTCCAGTACAAAGCACCAGTAATAAGCGCATTGCCATCATTGTCAACAGAAGGTGCGGATGTCTTACTTCCCAAATATCTGTCATCAAAAGCGTCATAGCTTGCTGCAGCAGATGTTGCGCTAGAAGCCGCATTTGTTTCGCTTGTAGAGGCATTTGAAGCACTTGTTGCCGCATTTGAAGCAGATGTAGCCGCATTAGATGCAGATGTAGCTGCCGCAGTAGTCGAGCCAAAGATCGAATCTATCTCAGTTTTGGTATAAGCATTTGAGATGTTATAGCCAGCAATAGTCGTTGGATTCGTTCCTGCCGTAGCACGACCATAAGCATCAAAAGTGACAGATTGGTATGTGCCTGGTGTTACACCAGAAGAAGCCAAATCAATGTTGTCGCCATTGACAACAATACGGCTAGATGATGCAGTTCCTACATTGAGAGTGTTACCTGTCTTTGTAAGACCATCACCTGCGGTAATCTGACCTGCACCAGAGAACTGTGCCCAAGTAACAGATGTGCTTCCCAATGTCCCACCTGCATCTACTGTACAAATCCAACCTGAATCAGCGTTAGTAGTGCCTTTTTCAACAAAGGTAAAAGCCGCAGTCAATTCTGTCCATGAATCTGCATCAGTAGCACGAGTCCAAGAACCTGCAGCAACAACATAGATACCATTTCCAGAAGCAGTAGACTGATCCTTGACCAATACTCGGTCACCAGCAGATACCGCTACGCCATCAATCGTTTGTGTGCCAGACAATGTGATGTTTGCAGTTGTAGCTACAACAACAGAAGCCTTGGCATCAATACCTTGGGCTAGTGAGTCAACATAACCCTTCGTAGCCGCATCAGAATCGTTTGTGGGACTCGCCAAACCAGTAATGGTTGCCGATGTACCAGAATCCATGTCCAATGAACCAGAGATGGTCACATTGTTGAACGTAGAAGTACCAGAAGCCGCAGTTACATTGCCTGTCAGATTGCCAGTTACGTTACCCGTGACATTGCCCGTTACGTCACCCGTTACATTACCTGTGACGTTACCAGTTACTGCACCTGTCAATGGGCCACTAAAGCCTGTATTGGCGGTGATGTTCGTGCCAGTAATAGCAAGTGGAGATGAGCCACCAATGACTGCACCATTGATTGTCCCTGCACTAATGGCGGCAGAAGCAATCGTAGCGGCAGTGCTAACAGTAAGGTTGGTAAAAGTACCCGCAGCAGCAGTAGTTCCACCGATAACTGCACCATTTATCGTACCGCCAGTAATAGTGGCAGATGAGTTATCTGTCTTTGTTGCTATGGCAGTAGCAATATTATTGAACTCTGTATCAATCTCAGTACCCTTAACAATCTTTAGAGGATTGCCAGGCGACAAATTGTCTTTAGATGCGAAATTCGTGGATTTTGAGTAATTTGACAATCTAATTCTCCTTGTGCCTATTAGGCTTAACCTATCTTGCCTTCTTTGGCTTGAAGTTCAATTTTCTGAATTGACAACTGAGTGCCATTGATAGTGGCTTCGTAACCAGTTTGTACGATTTTACCCGCACTAGACGCATTACTTGTTAATGCTTTAATTGGTATACCACTTGAGTAGTCTGCAATTGCATACTCGCCAACCCCATACTCAAAATAGCCTTGAGGTGGAATAAAGACGTTCTCTGACTGATAAGCACCTGAGTAATCAAAAGCCCACTTGATTGTAAGGAACTGGTTAGAGCCACCAATCACCACGGCAGTAATAGACTTCAGAATAGAAATCTGATTAGGGTTTCCTAAGTCAGCATTGTTTGTGTAGTACGAAAATTGGTAAGTAGTAGCATCATCAAGATACCCACCATACTTACCAATATAGCCATTCTTGCCAATGTATAAATCACCATTTCGCAACGATCTTAGTGATGTTGGTGAAATATTGTCCCACTTGGTTACACGGGAAGCGCCATCTTGAAGACTCTGCTTTGTATCAAAACAGTAGACTTGCAAAGTAGCGGGCAGAACAAGCAGATAAAAAGCGTTCTTTTCTGAATAAACAGATTTAATGTTTGCTAGTGTTTCTCCAGCCAAGGAAGATTCCAAATCAAAACGAACATTCTTAGAAAGGTCTCGCAATGGAGCAGACTTCTCTTGAATTGTCCTCATTAGTGAACGAACACCTGAGTCTGACAAGAAAACAACATCAGTACCAATACTTTGTATGGTATCCCTAGCAATACACCCAATAGAGCCTACTGTGTCGCTCAGAACAAGAGATGCGGGAGTAGAAGCACCAGAGTAAACAAGAATCTGCTTCTTGCCAAAGATAAACAAGAAATCATTGTGAGCTGCCAAGCCCATCACTTCATCAGCACCATTAGGCCATACACGGGATACATCTAATGAGCCTGAAGTACCACCCCCCCATACATGACCTGCAATCAGATCAGAAAAGGTAACAGTTACTTTGTCTGTAGATGTATTAGCTACCCATAAGCGACCAAATGCTGAAATGCAGATGTTTGCTTGGGGAACTGTAGCTACATAACCTGACTTTTCAGAGACTCTGCGATAAGTAGTTGTACTTACTGCGGGATCATAAATGAGTGGATCGTGACCAGTTTGGAAGAAGTATGCAATGCCATTCAAAGATGCACATTGCCAATTACTTGCTGAAATAGTAGGAGCAGAACCGCCACCACCATAGGTCAACTCAGTCACCGCATTGGCAGTACCAAGTTTAAATATCTTGTTGTTGCCAGCAAACAGAACTGTCAAAGTCCCATCGTTTTGGACTAACTCATGGATCACGCCAACATCGTTAGCACCCAAAGCACCAGAGGAAGAGTTAACCCTTGTCCAACCTTTTCTAGCACCAATACGACCATACTGATCCAAGATGCAGTTAGTTGCGACCAAGGCAAAGCCTGACCCCAAATCAAGGGGCGAATCTTCAGTATTCAGGCCATAAAAGCCTGGTGCTGAGAGACTGTAACTTTGGAGTGCTGATGCCATTAGACCGCCACAAAGTTGTCTTCAGGATAACGAGTGCTTTCCAATGCAATAGCATCAGAGAGCATTCCTCTAAACAAAGCATAAGCCTCATTAGAGTTTGTTCCACCATCTTCACCACGCTCAATCAAAGCACGAGAATAAGCACTTTGAGCAACCAAATAGTCCAAAACCTTGACTGAAGTGCCATCAGCAGACAGATTTGCCTGTGGGACAGTTACATCAAACTTTAATGTGTATACGCCATCAGGAACTGGGAACAAATCAATCTTTGTATCGCCATTTCCATCTACACCACTAAAGCAAAACTCTGAAGGAATAGACTGTGAAGGTGTACCAAAGTTGAGCTTGCGGTTCATGTCCGCAACAGTGGTGTTATCTAGGGTAATCACGCTAGTCGTGTTGATAGCATCGTTAACACGAAACTTCTGACCAACACCTGTCAAAGCATAGGAACTTGTGCCAGAAGCAGTAGTCACTGTAATTGTCTGAGATAGTACATTCCATGAATAAGCATCTTCAATCTGACGCTTACCATCATTGACAAACTTGCCAATCAAAGCAGAATAGGCGGTTTCGCCAACAGTAGATACTGTGCTTTCACGCAAGCGAACTAACACATCGT